GCTTCTTTGGCCAAATTAGACGTCAGTAGCCCACTAGGATCCAACATGATTGAGGCAATATCTTCAATCATGAAAGAGCATTCTTTGTATTGGTCAATCCTAATGGTCATTTTGTCTGTGTCGGTCTTTTGCAGCTCCACTGGAATGGACGGCTGCTTGGTATTTACACCGAGCTTACCAAGAGTGGGAATGTGAACTTGGTCACCGTGTCTCCCATCTGGAAACGACAAGTTCATAATGAATTGTCGCATGAGGAGGTTGGCTTCCAGCTCCCGCCTCACCATGGTAGACCATTGTTGCTTAATCCACTTTTCTACACCTTGCTTGGTGTAGAGGTCACCACGGTAGGTGGCTTGTAAATTATAGGTTGAGTTGTTTCCTTGTGTGAATGGCATAGGCTAGTCCTTTCCTATACGTCGTCGATAACGCGTCCTTCTCTAAAGGCTTGTGTTATTTTGGGCAAATTAGCTTTGTAAGTGCGCTCATCCATGCGGAGAATATCGGATTTCTTAATTAACTCAGGTTGGGGTAAAGTAGCTTGCTTAATTCTAGACACAGCCTGAGGAGTGGGCTTGGATGAGGTTGCTTTGGCTTGGCCGGTTTTGGTGAGAAAATCCCAGATGGCAATTGCTCCTTCTACTGAGTTGTATTGGTCTTTACCTTCTTCTGGAAGCTTGTTGTAAAAGGCACGCACTACTTCCATTCGTTTGTCATATTCAGCAGGTGAAACTCCCCATGCTCGCATTAGCCTCATTTCGTCTCTAAAGGCTAGGAGCTGATTCACAGTCTCTACTGCTTCATCGGGCTTCACACCAAAAAACTTTTCAAATTCAGCCACAAACGCTGATGTTGGCTGTTCGTCTTCTTGTTCAGTTGCTTGCTCTTGTGGCTCCTCTGCCATCACTGGCTGCTCAGGCTGTTCAGGTGGCTCTTGCTGCTCTGGCTGCTCTTGCTCTTGCAGCTGAGGCTGATTTGGCAAATTCAACCTAAGCAGATCTGGTCGTGTTGACACAGGAATTGGTTCGTTTTTAATTACCAGGTTTTTGTCTAGGTTGGTTGGTGTTTGTTCTTGTGCGGCTACCATAGTAATTTCTTCGTGCTTTCCTATGCTTTATTACGTGGTTTATTCAGCTTGTGGTGCCGCCATAGCGGCCATAATGGCATTGTCTTGTACCTGATCTTGTTCTTGTTGTGGAGACACACCAATCAAAGACCTAATTGCATCAGGTAGTTTGCCTGCGGCAATGGCTTCTTTGAGTGCCAAGCTATACGCTGGTCCTCCTATGTTGGTCAGCTCTTGATTCAGTTCTTCCAAAGCTGACATGGGCTTTTGCTGAGGCGAATCTGAAGCTGGCTCTTGCTTGAGCACGTACCTGGTTGGATCATCAAATCCAAAATTTAGGAGGAGATCCGCAAACATGGCTTGCCAATCTACCAAGTTGTTGAATTGAGGCACAGAAGCCACAATCGACAAGAAGTCGGTCATTGTCTTAATTTTACGATCCCGGTTTAACAGGCTTTGGGTGGCTGTTATTCGCACAGAAAAGTCTTTTCTCAAATCAGATGGGAGGATCTTGAAGTAGTCATTAATGCCTGGCTTGTTGCTTTTGCGTTTTACCACCTGAGCTGATTTGGTGTGTTGTCTTAACACTGCATAGGCTTGGTGCAAGAGAGGCAACACAAAGTTTTTCTCAAACAGCTCATAAACATCGGTTAGTCGGTTACCACCAGCTTCCTTGACTGCTTGAATTTCTTGTGCAGTTACCCGCTCTCCACTTCTGTAGGTGTTGGCGCTTATCATGGCGCCTGTGCCAATGTTGCGATCTATTTTGGCATCCAACACAGAAGCTTCATTGTAGGTGATGTTGAAGTTGTTCGCTGGTGGACGCAATGGCAACACTGCATCTGGTCTGGCTACTGTGATGACTTTACCTGGTTCTGTTTTGATCGAAGCTGGGTCAGTTACGCCATCATCAACGAACAGCCACATGTTGTCTATTGACACAGCAATGTTGTCTAGACGGCGGTTCATTAGAATGTTGTTTTCTAAGACCAGCCCCAAGCTGCTGTCAATCAACGACACGCCATAGGCATCTTCTGGTGTTTCAAATAACACAGCCACATGCCAAGGTGGATAGTCTAGGCCATCTTCTTCGTGCAACACCTTGTCATCAACACACCGGTATAAGCTGCCTTCTATTGGGTCGTAAAACTCAATAATTTCAACAAACTCATGAAAGTTGGTGGTTGGCGATTGTAACGAAAGCAAATTAGAAGTTGGCTTCGTTGTGGCTAGCTTGGCAAATGCTGCTTCCGCATCCTCTGCCTCCAGCTTATTCAGCCACCCAGCTGCCACCCATTCTAAAAACTCGGCTTTATTCAGCAAATGCTCCCTAAACACATAGGAGAATTTGGGATCGTATCTGCGGCTGCTTTCTATGTACAAATTCAGCGCATTTAACGCCTCAAACTTTAGGCCATCGTCCCAAAATACTCTCATGGCTGAAAAGCCAAGCAACAGCAGCTGCGTTGTGGCCACTCTCAACTCTCGATAGAAGTTGCTGGCATTTAAAGAGTCTCTGAAGTAGGCAGATGCTAAGGGGGTAATTTCTGCCAACCCAGGTTCGCGGCTTTCCAATTCCACCCAATAGTCGCTAAAAAACAACGCATTGCGAAAGTAAGCGCCCACTGTTTCAATGATTTCAAAAATGCGTCCATCATTGAGTTTTGAATGCCACCCTGCATCATGCTGCACTCTCAATGGTTTGGTTTTATATAGGTTCCACAATTCCAGCCACTTGGCATTTAAAGCTGATCTGGCGTTTCTCTCTTGACTAACAATTGTTGAGATTACTTGGTTGGTTTCCATTGTGGCTCATTTTCTTCTAGCTAAAAAACGAATTAAAAGCGGCTAAATAAGACGCCGGCTCTAGCTTGTTAAACACAGACAATTTGCCAATCATAATAGGTAGACTTTGCTGAACCACTTCTTTAGTTGGTCGGCTCTTTTCATACAAAATCACCAACGCATCTAAAAAGTCGTCGTTTCTCACTGCTGGATAGTCGGTTAGCTGCTTCCAAATCTTCTCATTGTTGCGCACTTTTTCTGACACCCACACTTTGCCTGCTGCTATGGGAAGTTCCAACACACCAACTATTTTGCTTTCTTTTGAGCGTGTTTCAAAATGCCCATTAGCCACCAATGGCCTGCCATTCACAAACGCCGCCTCATGCTTCAGCAGCTCTGGTACTAACAACCCCACCCCATTCTCTTCATAAAACACTCTTACCGTGTTGAGCCTGTAGGCCATGTCTTTCAAAGCTTCTACCATGCGACTGCCGCTCATTTGATCCACTATGGCTTCTTGGACAACGAGGGTGCCGTCGCTGAGCTTGAAGCCTCCGAGGATGGCACACTCATCTGCAGTTTTTGTTCCTGCAAACGATGGGTCGACAGCAATGATTGGAAAAACTCTATCCAGTTTACTGGAGCCAGGCACGCTGAAATAGCTGTGGCCGCTGTTAAGACCGAAACAAGAGTCAGCGACAACACGTATAGCAGAAACATCGAATACAGCGTATTCCTTCTCATAGACTTTATTGAGGTATTGGGACGCAAAGCGTCTAGGAGATAACCTAGCTTTAAGATTTTCAACCACATAGTCATTATATTTCTCATGCCACAGATAGCCTTCGCTTGCATCTACGCCGTTCTTGTAGATGTTGCGAACAAAGCATTTGTAGCCAAGCTCATCAGCTCTTTCTAGAATTTGCCCATAATAATCATCAACTGCATATCTAGTGCCATTAATTACTATTTCTCCTCCTACCGTGTCTTCAAACAAACCTGCTATCGACACAATATTTGGAGGATTCAACACAGACTCCACATCGGCAATCCATTCCTCCACCATTTGCTTCTTCGCTGGTGACTCCACGTTCTTAAAGTCAATCAAATCGTCCAAAATCACCAGGTCAAAGTGCATGCCAGTAACAGTGGTGCCCACGGAAGTTGCAAACACAGTCGGTTCCTTGTAGCTTCCTTGTCTGTTCACTTGAATGGCTGTGTTATTCCAAATCACTTTTTTGTCTTCTGCTTCCGTGTCCTCATTCGTGTTTCTCGCTCGCAATCGTTTGTCTAAGGCCGGCAGTAAATTTCCACTTATGTGAGGACGGTTGTTCCACACTGCTTCCAAGTCTTTGTTTTCTAAATACGACCTTAGTTCGCGAATAAATGAGGTTGCTAGCGATTGCAAATTACACGCCACTAAAATCCGAATCTCTGGGTTTCTATACATGCGCCACAGCGAATATAACACGGTCCCAATTGTTGATTTTAAATGCCCTCGTGGCATTAGCACCAAGCGACGCAATCCTGCCTCCGCTTCATCTCCTAAATGCTTCAGCTTGGCTTGCGCTTCTGCATTTGTCTGAGGAAAACACAGAAAATCAACCAACTCATCATGGCATTGCCCAAATTTGTTCCACCCGCCTTTGAACCTGATCAAATCAGCAAATGCCTTGATGGACGTCAATGCCATGACTTCCAATTCACTGTGTCCCTCTATTAGCTCACTGGCTTTTTTCTTGGCTGTGGCTCTAGCTGCTGTGTCTGGCTTTAGCTGAGTTAGCAACCTGTTTTGTGCTCGGCTAGTTGCCATCATCTGATCCAGCAGCATCATCTTCTTAACACGGGGCATTAGGCAAACAACCCTCTCCTTCTCCTCTGTGTTTTTCTAACAAATCCTGTGGTGGCCATTTGATTGGCCATCTCCAAATTCCGCCTCAAATTCTCGGCTTCCAGCTCTTCCTCTTGCAAGCTCATCAGCGAACTTGAACTCCTTAAGTTGTTACCCAAAGCCTCTCTATAGGCCGCTTGACTTGATTCTAGCTCACTTCTTAGCCTGTTTAGTTCCTCCAATGTTGATTGTCTTTGTTGCTCTATTTCATCCAGTTGCTGCTGTAGTCTGGCTATCGTGGCTTGATTTAGTTGGTTTATCTCGGCATTCGTTTGCTCAGCTTGTTGCTTGATGCTGGCTGTTGCTGCATTGGCACGATTAGTCAGTTGCTGCATAAACTCAGCTGGTAGTTGCGATTGCATTGAGGCTGGTTTTTTCTT